ACAAGGAACAAAAGGCTGATTCTTTGCAGGCAATCTCTTCTGTCTTTGACAGGATGGCACTGGAGAAGCTGAAGATGAAGGACCCCGATCTCGCAACCCGTTTAAGGCTTGAGGACTAAGAGGTAACAATATGGCAATCGATATTTCTGATGTACTGCGTAGAGTTGTCTATGCGCCTAATGGTACAGGACCGTATCAGTTTACCTTCGAGGTTCTCGCGCAGACAGACATTGCTGTCTATCGTGGCTCCACGTTGCTGACACTAACGACTGACTATACCGTCAGTCTTAATGTCGATGGCACTGGCTCGGTTACGCTGGTAACTACCGCAGGCACAAGTAACATCACCATCGTTGGGGACCGTGGTATTGCCCGGTCTACTGACTTCGTGACTGGTGGCGACTTGCTGGCTAACTCGCTGAACGAAGAGTTAGATGCTCAGACGATCTTCAATCAGCAGACATATGAGTTGGCGCTGCGTGGTCTAAAGGCTCCGGTCTATGACCCGACAGACATCAACATGACACTGCCTGCAAAGTCATCGCGTGTTGGCAAAGTGCTTTCATTCGATGCGACGACAGGTGATCCTGTTGCATCGATTACTGCAACTGAAGTAATGAACGCGCAGACGTATGCTACTAACGCTGCTAACAGTGCTACAGCGGCTGCATCCTCAGCTTCTTCGGCATCCACCTCGGCCTCAAGCGCCAGTAGCTCTGCCAGCACAGCTACGACTCAAGCCAGCAATGCTTCGACCTCTGCGTCGAATGCTTCGACCAGTGCGACGAACGCATCCAACTCGGCCAGCTCGGCATCGACCAGCGCCAGCAACGCAGCAACCTCGGCGACGAACGCATCCAACAGCGCGAGTGCAGCTAGTACGTCGGCGACCAACGCATCGAACTCAGCAACAGCTGCCAGCACGTCTGCCAGCAATGCCAGCACAAGTGCAACAAACGCATCGAACAGCGCCACTGCTGCGGCCACAAGTGAAACAAATGCAGCGACATCTGCTGCGGCTGCTGCGGCTGCGTTGGATAACTTTGATGATCGCTACCTTGGTGCGAAGTCTAGTAACCCGACGGTGGACAATGACGGCAACGCACTGCTGACAGGTGCGTTGTACTACCGCACGACCACGCCTGTGGGCATGAAAGTCTACGACGGCGCTCAGTGGCTGGAGGCTTCTGCTGCCCAGCAGTCGCTGATGGTGACCTATGAGTATGTCGCCACCTCAGGCCAGACTACTTTCTCCGGCACAGATGCCAATGGCGCGACTCTCTCCTATGTCGCCAACAGCATCAGCGTATCGTTGAACGGCGTGACGCTGCGTCCGGGTGATGACTACACCGCGACCAACGGCACCAGCGTTGTGCTGACTTCTGCTGCCGCGCTGAACGACGAGCTGATGGTAATCGCCTTCGCTGTGTTCAACGTGGCAAACGCTGTCGCCAAGACCGGCGACACAATGACGGGTGCGCTGAATCTGCAAGCGAACTTGGTATTCGACGGCAACGCACGGCGCATCACTGGCGACTTCAGCAATGCGACGATTGCTAACCGTGTGTTGTTCCAGACGAGTACGGCTAACTCTAATTCCTCTCTGGGTGTTATCCCAAACGGAACAGCGCAACAAGGAAACATTCGCTTATACAACAACTCAGACCCAACTAACGCATCAATTCTTGAAGCGCTTTCTGGCGGCGGCGGCGAGGTTTCCGTTCGTTCCGGCATCACAGGAACCGGCACCTACCTCCCCATGACCTTCTGGACGAATGGCAGCGAGACAGCGCGTTTTAGTGCCACGGCAAAGACTTTGATTTTGTCTGGTGGTGACACAACTGCAAACGGCACAGGCATCACCTTCCCTGCTACGCAATCTGCATCATCTAACGAAAACACGCTAGATGATTATGAGGAAGGAAGCACAACCATCTTTTTTGCAGACAACACTTCTGGCGGAAACGCCTATGGAGTAAATTGCCGATACGTAAAAATCGGGAAGTGGGTGTATATAAACTTTTCTGCTTATTATGATTCAACCCCAACTTGGACAGCGGGAAACGCAATTTATATTCGAGGGTTGCCTTTTACTACTCAACATGAAGGTTGTGCTGGGGCGTTCATGTTGTGGACTACATTAGGAAATAGCGTTCCAATTTACGCTTGGCAGCCAAGTGGACAGACTTACTTTGTTCTTAGACAACTTGACTGGGGCGTCACCATTGTTGGGTCAAATATGCGGTCGCAATTGCTGACGTATGGAAATCTTATGTACATAACAACAACCTAATTATCTACACCGGACTAGTGTAGATGGACTCTGAAAGGAAACAGAAATGGCAATTACCAAAGAAACGGTTGTAGACCAAATCACCGTAACAGAGAACGGTATTGTGCTGTATCGCGAAGCCACTAGGATCATTGAAGACGGCAAGGTGCTGACACAGACTTACCACCGCACAAGCCTGACACCGGGGCAAGACCTTGCTGGTCAGCCAGCAAATGTGGTCGCCATCGCGCAAGTGGCATGGACTCCTGAAGTGATCGCTGCGTATCAAGCACAGCAAGCCGCATTGGAGGCCAAATAATGCCACGATCCAGAGAACTAGCAGAACTTGCCACCAGCTATGACAGCGGTGGCTCACTTGGTTTCCGTAACCGCATCATTAACGGTGACTGTAGGATCGACCAGCGGAATAACGGGGCGAGTAGCACTATTGCAGGGACTCGTACTTATTATCTCGATAGATGGAACTCTGTGGAGACTACGGACGGCGCTGCAACTATTCAACAAGTAACGGATGCCCCTTCTGGTTTCAACAACTCGTTAAAAGTTACCGTGACTAGCACAGACACAAGTCTGGGAGCCACGCAATTTATAGATGTTCAAACACGCATCGAAGGATTCAACATTGCTGACCTCGGGTGGGGAACTGCATCTGCAAAGCCGGTAACTCTGTCGTTTTGGGTTCGCTCAAGTTTGACTGGGACTTTTGGCGGTTCCTTCACAAACGACTCCGACAGGTCTTATCCTTTTACGTACACGATTTCATCCGCAGACACATGGGAACAAAAATCTGTCACTGTTGTTGGTGACACAACTGGAACGTGGGCAACAAATAACGCAAAAGGCATCTTGGTCACTTTTGGGTTGGGTGTCGGCTCTACTTATAGCGGCACAGCCGGAGCATGGGCTGGTAGTTTTTTGTTGTCAGCCACGGGCGCAGTCAACCTAATGGCAACCAACGGAGCCACCTTCTACATCACTGGCGTACAACTAGAAGCTGGCTCAGTAGCAACACCATTTGAGCGCAGAGATTATGGGCGTGAGTTGGCGATGTGCCAGCGGTATTACGAAGTGTTGGATTTGAAATCACTGATGGGTACTGCTGGTGGATTTACAGTAGCAACTGCATATTTCAAAACAGACAAAAGAGCTGCCCCTACTTTGGGTACATACGTTAATAGTCCGCAGGGGGCGCTTGCAGCCCCGACTGGAACAGATTTTATCGGCACTAGGTCTGTCGCTTTTGTTACTAACACTACCTCTATGAACTTTTCTGTACCTGCGTCTGCGGAGCTATGACAATGTATAAAAAGTTAAACCATCCAATAACAAAGCAACCAGCGGAATGTGTAAGCCGCTTAACAGATGGCGCTTGCATTCCATTCGACCCAGCCAACACGGATTACCAAGCCTATCTAAAGTGGCTTGCCGAGGGCAACGAACCATTGCCAGCAGACGAGGTGTCAGGTGAATGATTGGCTGACTAACCTTGGCGTTGGTGCTGGTGCTGCTGTTGCCGGTGCCTATGCCATGTACCGCAAGGTGCTGGCTGACAACCGCGAAGGCCGCATCAACAGCACGACAGACGCTGCTACCCAGCAGGTCATCCAGATGCTGCGGGAGGAAGTGTCACGCCTGTCTGATCGGCTGGCTGCGGTCGAGGAACAGAACCGTCGGTGCGAGGAGATGAACGATAGCCTGCGCGAAGAGATCATCAGCATGAAGAAGCAGCTCCACCTGTTCTGATGTGCTTGACCCGATCACAATTGCTGCGGCCTACAAGGCCTGTACCACAGCAATCGATCTTGCCAAGAAAGGCGTTGAGTTATACAAGCAGATTAAATCCACGAGCGGGGATGTCAGCGATGTACTGAAAGACCTGCGAGAGCAGTACAACAGAATAGCCAGCCCGAGTAAGGAGCAGACGAAGCAGTACAACGAAGAGGTAAAGAAGGTGCAGGAGGTGGCGAAGGCCGCGCCAGATGATGTGCTGAATGACATCTGGTCAAACCTTGGCAACTTCATTGACCAGTATGAGGCGCTGGCAAAGATTTATGTACAGAGCGAGGCAGCAGCGAAAGAGGTTTACAAGGGTGATCTGTCGCTAGGTCGCAGGGCTCTGGAGCGTATCCGTCTGGAGTCTAAGCTGGACGAGATGCTGGCGCAGGTGCGAGAGCAGATGGTCTACAACACGCCACCAGAGCTGGGGTCTGTGTGGTCAAGGTTCGAGAAGGCATGGCATGACATACAAAACGAGCAGGCAGATGCGCTGGCAATAGAAACCAGAAAGATTCAGGCAGCTAGATGGCAACGAAAGCAGGCGGTAAATCGGCTCAAGGCGCGTCTGGTATACGTTGGGGCGACCGTGTTCGTGATTCTATGGGCGGTGGGAATAATGCTTCTGGTGGTCAGAAGCGCGACAATGAGGATGTACCTTGGTCACTGATTGCTACGGTCATGGCTGTGGTGCTGATGTTCTTTATCGTCATGCCGATCTTGGCCTTCATGTACTACGATATGTGGTTCGCCACGCAGGCGGCAGTGCATGAGGTTAGGAAGATGCGAGAGCTGCGGCGTGAGATTCAAAGCGAAAGGATGTATGGCAAATGATTGATCGCAACGCATTCAGAAAGTTTATTCCTAAGAGCAAGTACGCTGACCAGTGGTACGACGCATTGTTCAGTCCGCAAATAGAGTTTAGCGGGAAGTCTTTGCTCGAAGAGTACGAGATCAACACACCGAAGCGCATTGCTGCTTTCCTTGCCCAGACTAGCCATGAGTCAGGCGGCTATGTATTCCTGACAGAGAACCTGAACTACAGTGCAGAAGGTCTGGTCAGAATATTCAACAAATACTTTCCTGACTTGGCAACGGCCAAGCCCTATGCCCGTAACCCTGAGAAGATAGCGAATAAAGTTTACGCTAACCGCATGGGCAATGGCGATGAGGCCAGCGGAGATGGGTTCAAGTTCCGTGGCCGAGGAATTTTGCAGCTCACCGGCAAAAATAATTACTTTTGGTTTGCTGCTTCGCTTGAGATTACACCTGAAGAAGCGGCTGAATATTTGCAGACCTTCGAGGGAGCAGCGCAGAGTGCTTGCTGGTACTGGAGTGAAAATAAACTCAATCGTTTCGTTGATGCGAATGACTTTAAGGCATTAACCAAGGCAATCAATGGCGGCTACATAGGACTGGAAGACAGGGAACATCACTATGAAATTGCGCTCAATAGCTTTAATACTTCTGGCACTCGCATGGCTTAGTGGGTGTGAGGACCGCTTCAGGTACCCTTGTATGGATAACAAGAACTGGAGTAAGCCCGAATGCCAACGACCAACTTGCGCCATCACGGGTACTTGCCCTGACCAGCTAGTACCTGCTGCTGACTTTAAGCCGGAGGAACAAAAATGAAGTGGAGTCCTGACCAAATTGATTCTGTCATCAAGCTAATTATTGGTACCACATTCTGCTTGGTACTTTTAATGATGAGTACATTGTCAATGTACAGTGTTGTATTCGTCACTCAAAGTATGACCTCTATTGCGCCTGCGGATAAGCAGTTCTTTATGTTGCTATCCGATATGTCGAAATACATATTGGGTGCATTGGCAACATTGCTTGCCATCAAAGGTAAGGACGGCGTTGCCAAATTGATTGACCCACCACCCGGTGTTAGCAAGGCAAGTGACTGGGCTGATCCGACTCCACCTAAGTCGCCACCACCGTCGCCTACTCATGCGCCTGTCCGCATGGAACCTACGATTGATCCAATCTCTGCCACACCTGTAGCCACAGGCTATGGCGGTAAGGCAGCACCTGTTCAACCACCTCACCCGGAGATTTCATAATGCTGATCTATGCGCGTATGGCTGTCACAGTTATTGCCAGCTTGTTCTTGGCTTTCCAAATCCATGCTGGCGAGACAAAGAAAGTTTGCCACGCTGAGAAGGATAAGAAGGGTAAGGAAGTACAGGTCTGCCGCGAGGTAAAGATTCATAAGAAGCTTGATGGCACAAAAGTGCCGCCATCAAAATGAATCCCTATTTTGTGGCCGGTGCCGTTATCGCTGTCGCCCTTGCAGGCGCTGGTGGCTATGTCAAAGGTACGGCGCACGGTAAGGCAGAGGTCCAGTCTGCGTGGGATCAGGAACGTGCCAAGCAGGCAGAGGAATATGCGAAGGCACAGGCTGCTGCGCGTGAGAAGGAGCAGGAACTACAGGCACAGGCTGACCAGTTAAGGAAGGAATCGTATGAACAAATCAGGGATATTAATGCTCGGTCTGACAAGCTTATTAACAGCTTGCGCCAGCGCCCCGAGCGTCCCACCACCTCGGCAAGTGCCGTGTCCGGTGCCACCCAATCTTGCGGTGGAGCGAGTGGAGCGGAACTGGCAAGCCGAGATGCAATCTTTCTTGCAGGGTACAGTGCCGATGCCCAAAGACTCCAAGCAGCCCTCGACACCTGCGTCAAACAATACGAAGCCTTGAGGCCTAAGTAGCGCGTCTGAAGTAGTCAGTCGGGATATGGACCACTGGTTCTATATCCTGACTGTCCCCTCTATCTTTCCTGCCGCCTACGCCGTAGGTAACATCGCACCAGCCTTGCTTGTGGTAGAAGATACCGTCGCTCCACCGGACGATGACAATGAACTTTCCCCCGATCTCTTGTGCCATTGCCTTGCCGTGCATCCACTTGTGCATTGATAGCATCAAGGTAGGATACTGACTGCGAGGATTGTTTCGGCACTTGAGTTCAGCAAATCCTTTGGCTTGTCCTTTCTTTGTCAGCATCCAGTCTACATGGTAGGCGCGAGGCAGCTTGTGAAAGTCCACTTCCCACATGAGGTACAAAGCTTCTTGTACTTCCTTCTCTCGCTTTAAGTCTGCCTGTGTCTCATAGATGGGGCGCATTCTTTTCCTTCAGCTTGGCTTCGATTGCACGGGCAAACTCTGTCTGCTTTTCTTCGCTGCAATAGTTCACCAGCGTAATGTTGCAGTCGCCAATGACAGTGCCGATTTCATCATCCGTTAATGATTGCCATTCGCGTTGTGGCGGCATAGAGCCTTTCTGATACTGGTTGTGGTCTCCACTCATGGCGCACCCCTTTCGCGGATAGCTAATGCGTATTGGCTACCAAAGTAAAGGTCATCATCTTCAACCATCTCACATAGCTTCGCGCACTCCTCTCGTTCCGCTTCCAATAGCCGTTTGATGTCATGGATACTTGCTGTGTAAAGAGAAACTGGGAATTCAAATCCTTGCACTTTGACTTCTGTGAATCCAGCCTCTCGCGCCATGCGGATAATGTCATCTCTGGTCATTTTTTTCCCTGTGTTTAGTTGCCGCTTACGCCACAGACTCATTTCAAATCGTCCAAATCAGACAAGTCTCTGGCTGTTGTGAGTACCGCTATGATTGCTTGTTCTGAACTGTTGACAACATTGACATGGCCGCGCCAGTCTCTATGCCAGATTATTTGGTCTGGCGTTAGCTTCTGTTGCGACGGTGACTTGTTGCCATCCTTCAACTCCAACAATATGTTGAAACCTTTATAGCCGACTAACAGGTCCGGGCATCCAGCGCCTACGCTGTGCAGATGCTGAACGGAACAGCCGAGAGTCCGCAATGCTTTGACGATCTCCTTCTGGTTGTCATCTACCTTTGCGGCTCTCATTCCATTCCTTTCTTTTTATCAACACATCATCTTTTACTGAGTCGTACTTGTCGCATTCATGAACGGTTCGGATCGGCATGAAGACAGCGCCTTTGCTATACAAGTCCGCTGCCATACATCTACCGAATCCGACTCGAACATGAGATGGATAGTCTCTCAGGTTAAAGTTCACACAGTGTAGGCAGAACATTATTTTTTCCATAGAAACTAGGTGACTTTAGTTCTTTGCACGATAGGCAGACCCAGCGTCTTGTCCTTCTACACTCTTTCCACTCGCCACCTTCAGTCTCTCGGTGGCTGTTGCAGGCGCTGCACCACTTTAGGTTTGCGCTTGTCTTCGCACTTTGGCTCATCGATTATTCTCTGTTGACTTGAGATGCCGTCGTTATATCCACGCTTGTACTCGCCGATGCTTTTGTCAGCGAGTACGATAGCACCCCAGTAGATTACCGCCATCGTGCTGGCGATTGCGACTAGGTTCATCATAAGAGTGCCTTGATGTCTTTGATGGGTACCTCGAATGTCTCATGCACTTTCAGGATGAGGTTGGCTGTGACTGGCCTGCCTGACCTGAACTTACTGACGGCAGATGGTCCGACCTCTAGCATATGTGACAACTGATAGTCACTTCTGATACCGAATCTTTCGATCAAAAAATCGAATAGGCGATGCGGCTTGTTGTTTACTTTTATTTTGCTCATGTTGGTATTCTCCCCATGTTTGTTTGACATCTGTCTCTACTGATTTGCGCGGAACAAAGCGAGTCGGATCGCTCTGATCCTGTTCGCATATGTACTTCTTGCGGTCCCGTAGATACTGCTTTGCTATCTCAAGTTTGACGTTGTGGTCCATGATCTTCCTTCACGTTGTCAGATTTGCCTTCCTCTTCCCGCATCTGGTGGCCTAGCCAAGCCAGTCTGGTCTGGTGGCCTTGCGTTAGCACCACCTTGACTAGCGTGGGTGTTCGCTTGATCGTTGGATCGTTGGCTTCTCGCAGTTCACGCAGGGCTGTCATCCTTGCTCTGGGTGCTGCCCTGCCTGCACCAGCGGTCTTGTCTGCCAGCGCGTTGTACTCTTTGAGCCACTCTTCCAATGACGATAATTCCTGCGGGTCTTTGCGAGGTGTGTACAAAAGCCATCCACCACCAGAAGTTTCTGCTTCCTCTGGTTCTGCGACGACTTCTACTACCTCTGCTTCAACGGTAACTGTACCATCGACCACTTCTACAGCGGCTTCCTGATAGGAAGGTTCTATTACTTCAGGCAAAGCGATAGCATCCAATGGATTCTTAGGCGTGATGTCCTTGGCTTCTTGCTTGGCTTCTGCTGGGTAGTCATCTGCTTCCTCAGTAGTTATCAAACCTTTAAGTGCATCTGGGAAAGCATCTCTCAGGGCAAAACCTCTGGCTCTCATTTGCAACATTCTCTTTGGGTAGGATGTCCAAGGACCTTGTTTATTCCACAGTCCTGCCCTCTTTGCGTCCTCGACTGAGAACTTGGCTGTGACGGGCTTACGGCCCCTTCTGTGGGCGATACAGACAGCGATAGGGTTCGGTGTACCTTCGCCCTCAAAGAACTCTTCGACGCCCTCACAGGCTGGGTGTGCCTGTACCAGTGCCATTGCTGCGTCACCATAGACTGATGGCTTGCCGTTGATGACGCTGATGTTTTGCAATGCCTGCATGGGTGCTAGTCCAATCTCGTTGCCCCATTGGATAGCCACCAGTATGTCCAATGGCTTGCCTGCATAGGCTTTGGGGACTAGATTGGATGCTGCTAATTCGCCTGCGAAGGTCTTAGCTTCTGAAAAGGTTGTCGGCAGGAAGCCGTTTCTAACTGTCACGTTGCTCATTGTTTTTTCTCCTTGATGGTTAGGCTTGACTGCCGGATTGAGTAACCCTCTTTGGCGGGGATGACTCTCTCTGTTGTTGCTTTGTAGTGGCGCATCGGCCAGCTTACTTGGTACTTCCCGATCTCAGCTTTGGTGGCTGTTTGCATTGCTTCTTTGATACGTTTCTCTCTGTCATCTATGATCTCTTCACATTGCTTGATGTCCTGCTTGGCTTCGTAGATGTCTCGCGCCCACGTTTCGAACTCACCACCTAAGTGGACTGTGGCATCTTCGCCTGCGCCCCATGTCCTGTTGGCATCGTCACTGTTGACAGGTGGATAGTAGTCAATATGCATATCTGCTTTCCAGATGTCAAGTCTACGTTGGAAGTCGAGCGTAGCTTTTTCGATTGCCCGAAGGGTAGGCTCGTGCGGTTTGAAAAGGAAAATCCGCAACTCTGTACCGCGATAGAGGACTGCCAGAGCGCCCCATTTAGCGCCTGTGATATCCATCTGTGCCTGTAGTTGGATTGGTCCCCTGTACAGGGCTGGCGTATGTTCTGGGGCGACTGAGGTTAGCTTGGCTTCGATGATGCCGACACCTGTTAGCTGCATGATGTCGCCGTCCATGACCATGATTCCCTTGTCTGGATCATTGGAAACCACTATTGCGTTTCCATTTGCTACAGCATCTATGCTACAGGCCAGCGGCAGCAAAGGATGAAAGCGTGGTTCAGGGTGATGCGTTATCAGATCGGTAACGCCTAATCGCTCTGCTGCTTTTTCAATGATGATTCGCTCGAGCGTGTCGCCCCACTGCATTGCTTCATTTTGTGCTGATGTTGAATCGATGCCGTTTATAGCTTCTATGCCAGCTTGTAGCTCGTCATTAGGACTGCGGTATTTGCTATACCCCATGATTGAGGGCAAGCGGGATGCTGAGAGCATTGTGTTAGGTGTAACTTTTCCGACCATGATAGACCCCTTATTAAAATGGAAAGATGACACGTTCGATGATGCGTTCAATCATTGAATGATTGATTGAATAACCCTGTTGCTCTGATAAATGCAATAAATGCAATACTTGGTAAGCGTCCTGCTCGGTAATGTCCGGGTTTATTTCCTGAACAATGGCAAGGGATACAGGGATTGAGGGTTGCTTGGTTAGGCAAATAGGCATGATGGCTCCCAAAGGGTTTATAGGGCGGTAAAAAAGGGCTGTGAAGCCCTGAAAGTAATCCGGCAGGGGTTAGCTACCGGATCGGGTGAAAAGGGTTTATATGGCCTGTATTAGAACGACATAAGGACAAAGAGAAAGGCCCATAAGTACAGAAAAGCTATCAGACCTAATAACATTTCGAAAATAGTTTGTTTCATCATGCCTCCGAGTAATCTTCGATCATATGCTCGGCGATTTCATGCCAATTAACCTCACTCAGGAAAGCCAGCGCGTAATCTTTGGCGAGTCCGTCATTGGTGGTGCAATCGATCAATGATTCGGCATGATCTTTTAGTGCTTGCCCTAGATCGTAGGAATCTAGCCCGGTGCCGAAGTCGCTCGGTTCCATGCCATCAATCATCTCCAGATTGACGCGCCAAGTCGCGTAATTAGTCCAGCCATTGTATTTGTTGTCCATTTTGCATTTCCTTTTAGGTTTAAGCGTTGATAGAGAATTTCTCAATTTCGGCGGTAAGTTGCTCCACCGTGTAGATTTTGTTGATGCGCTTGCCGCTGCCGAAGAAGTGAGTGACGGTGTACTTACCATCTCGGCGAACGCCATAGATTCGCATCTCATGGCCTGATAGTCTGCCGTCAGCTTGACGATTCATGCTGCCGTAAACATCTTTAAATACTTTCATATTGTTCATTTGCTATTTCCTTTCAGGGTTAGCGTTATGCTTCGGGGTGAGGGTTTTCGTATGCGCTACGGGCTACGGCTAAAAGCATTTCAGCCTCGCTGTCTGTTAGACCAAAATGATCAGCAAAGCCGCCGATAGTCAGAAAATCATTGACCCAGACCATGTATAAATTTGTTAATTGTTCGCGTGTCATTTGCTCCCCCGATCAAACTATCGATTGTTCGTGATTTAGGGCAACGAAGCCGCCACCCATCAATACAGCGCCACATAGGCAGAGAATTCCGCAGGCACTAACAGGGGCTGAGATGATGACAGCGAAGATGGTGAGGATGAAAAATACTAATGACGAGAGGATGAGAGCTGTTGAATCTTTCATGATGTCGTTTCCTTTTAGGTTTAGACAGGCCCCGAAGGGGCGGATTGTTTAGTTGCTTAATTCGTTGGCAGCTTCGATCAGGTTTGCAGCGTAGAACCCGACAATGTGCGGTTTTGCAACAGAGTACGCACCATCGTCTAAGTAGTTGGCACGATATAGCCAATATGCGCGCTCACCTGATAATCCGGTTTCTTGATATATCCAGATGGCTCCGCACTGTTCTGTGATTATGTTTTCCATGATGTCGTTTCCTTTTAGGTTTGACGTTTATCAAGTGATGCGGAACTAAGTATAGGCATTGCTTGGCAAATGACAAGTAATATATTTTAATCATTGCCTGCATTGTGATAGATTCCGCAAATGGCACATAAGGCTACATTACTTAGGTTGCGTCCTGAGATACGCGAGATGCTCGACAAGCTTGCGGCAGATCAGCGTCGAAGCAGAGTAAGCATCGTTGAGGCGGCAGTACGGGAATATTACCGCAGCAGAGAGAGTACAGAAGATAAACTTAGCAGGATGATAACTAATGCAAAGCTTTGAGTTACCAGAAGCCCCGAGGATAAGGGAAGCGAAGCCGATTGATCGGAGAATGTATTCAGTAGTGCCGATCAGGGCAGCGAGTGACAAGCGGCTGAGAGCTACAGCATGGCGAGTATTGGTTAGCGTATGCAGCTATGCGAACAGGGCAGGCCTCTGCTGGCCGGGATATGAAAACCTAGCCGCAACCCACGGAGTAACTCGGCAGGCAGTAGGCAGGCAGATCAAGAAGCTTATCGCTTACGGCTATTTGCAAAAGGTTAAGAATCATTCATGGGGCAGGACAGCGCAAATACTCAGAGTTATCTATGATGAAACATTGTCTGATAGGCAATTGCTTGAGCGCATACCCTTCGAAGAGAAACCGCCGGGGCATCAGTGGAAAGTGTTAAAAGATGCGGAGGAAGAATTTAACAATCCCGAACAAATGGGGACACACCAAGAGGTTGCTATAACGGCAAGCAGGAAGGATGAGGGGGAGCTAGTAACAAAAGCATATATAGCAAGATGGATATCTCTCAATCGTCAGGCAGGCTTTAGCAGGTTAGCAACGCCTGAGGATGAGGTAGTCATTGCTGAGTTAGCAGCGGCAGGGGTGACAGTGCCTGTACTTGATGACATCGTGAGGGCTGTCCTTGCTGCTGTAGCAGGGACTAGCCGTGAGCCGCCACATAGAATCAGTGCATTTAGGCGGCAGGCTATCGATGCCGTATCGAAAGAGGACCATGCTCCCCCCTTACCGTAGGTATGTGGGCGTGGGTACTCCGCTCAATTTTTCCCAGCTTTTTAGCCGTTTGCAGGCTGGTTTTTGCCGAGCGGCAGCCGAGAAACTGCTGCGATGGCCTTGTTCCACTGCCTTGTTTATAACGTGACGGCCCGGAACCGAGGGAGGTTTAGAACTTTTAATTATATAAAATGGGGAGTCTCGGTTCCTCTGGGCTGGGTGCTGGCCCGGCAGTGGTGAGGTTGAGGCTAGGTACCTCACGGGGTGGACGATAGAACACCTAACCCATATTTTTTTATGGGTAGAATCCATTGCTGGATGCTTGCTCTTGTTTATCTAGGCTAACAGAGGTGTCAGTCTCTGCAAGAACTATGTGTCCCGATATTCTCTACCTGATCCCATCCGGGGGTATGAATAAGGAGTACCGTCCTATTCGCCACGTTTATTCCCTTGGTCGCAAGCTACCTACGGGAGGGCTGGGTCATAGCCCCGAAATGAAGTATAGTGGATGAGCAGAATACTGCAAATAACTTTTAGTAATCTCTTTGGAGAGCCATATGAACTACGGTAACAAGCCATATGAATTGCAGGATGACAATGGGAATTTGTTTAAGAATAAGAAGAAGGGTGAGAATAGCCCGGACTGGTCTGGGAAGATAAAGTTGAACAGCCAGTTGTTTTATTTGTCTGCGTGGGAGAAGAAGACGAAAACTGGCGATGTGTTCTTTTCGGTAAGGCTTGGGAAGATGGTACCAGCAGAACCTAGTCAGCATAGTATAGATAAGGGCAATGGGTATGCCCCCGGCGATAGGAAAGACACGCTGGATGAGGAAATCCCATTCTGATATATTGACAGGGGGAAAGCGGATTTTACTGTTCGGCATATGCCCCCACGCGGCAGAAGTTCAGTAATGGAGCGAGTACCCATCCTATAACCCCAAGGGGAGCCACATGACCTACCTGTTAGCAATATCACTAAGCCTGCCACCGCCAGATACTTTAGAGAAGTGCTTCTGGCGACACTACTGTACGCTAGAGAAGTGCGTCAGTTGCTCAATCTGCTGTTATGAGTCATCCTGTATGAAAAGCTGTTTCTGAAATACGGGGGAAAGCTGTGTCGATCATTAGTAGGTCGTCAAGGGTTACAGTGAGTACCCCACCCGATATTTTGGAGTATGCCCTGCGACTAGCGGGGTTTAGCCCAGCCGCAGGTGGCGCAGGTTTTTTTTGTTTGTTTTTCCCTGCTAACAGCGGCAGTGTGGAACCGGCCCCTATACTGGTGAGACTACACGGACACCTCGGAAAGACGAGGATCACCCTAAAAGACTATGAGCGTAAGCAAACAAATACCATCGATTAAGAACTGGGGCGGCGTTCGCAGAATCCAAGAACGATTAGGCGGCTCCACCACCATCGCTAAAAACAGAGAAGCAGTGGCCTATGCGCTGCTGACCATCGCTAATACCAAGTTGACCGACATCATGGAGTGGGATGAAACCGGCAACATTAAGGTCAAAGCCAGCAAAGACATCCCTGAACACGCCCTGCAAGCTATCAAGTCCATCAAGGTCAACGAACGCTACGACAAAGAAGGCGGGTGCGTCAGAACACTAGACATCGAACTGTACGACAAAGTGGGTGTGCTACGCATCTTAGCCAAAGCCTCTGGCCTATTGGATACGGTCGAGGATTCCGATAAACCGAGCGTGATCGGCATTAACGTCAAAGCCCCTGAGATTATCGACGCAGAGGAAGTCCGTGAGCAAAACTAAAGAAGCAGGTACCAAAGAGATGCCCGTAACTGGGCTGAACTTAGACTTTTCCACCAGCCCAATGGTGTGGAAGTTCCTGCAATCCAAAGCATTCGTTCGTGGAGTCATGGGGCCAGTAGGTTCCGGCAAGTCATACGCCTGCTGCGCTGAGATCATGATGAAGGCCGTGCAGCAAAAGCCTTCTCCGATTGACGGCATTAAGTACAGCCGCTTTGCGATTGTCCGAAACAGCTACCCGATGCTGAAAACAACGACCATCAAGACATGGCTCGACCTGTTCCCAGAAAATACCTTCGGGCCACTGCTATGGACACCACCGATTACCCACCACATCCGACTGCCTGCGAGAGAAGGTGCCGCTGGAATCGACTGCGAAGTCATCTTCCTTGCACTGGATCAGCCAAAGGATGTCAGAAAGCTGCTGTCGTTGGAGTTGACAGGTGCATGGGTCAACGAGGCACGGGAACTACCCAAAGCCGTCATCGATGGACTAACACACCGAGTCGGACGATATCCGACTAAGCGTGATGGTGGGGCAACTTGGCACGGCATCATCATGGATACCAACCCAATGGATGACGACCATTGGTGGTTCAGACTGGCAGAAAAGGAGAAAATGAGTGGGGCGTTTAAATGGGAGTTCTTCAGACAACCCGGTGGAGTCGAAGAAGCAGATGTTGCAGAACTTCCAGAAAATCCTGAAGCTAACGATTGCATCTATAGTGCAGGAAGGTGGTGGAAAAAGAATAGCAAAGCTGAAAACATCGGCAATCTACCAGCAGGCTACTACCAGCAAATGCTCCTTGGAAAAAACCTAGACTGGATTCGCTGCTACGCCGAAGGTAAATACACTTATGTGCAGGAAGGCAGACCCGTCTGGCCTGAGTACGACGACAACATGATGTCATCCGACTTGGATTACGACTCCAGCCTGCCCATCCACGTTGGCCTCGACTTCGGTTTGACCCCAGCCGCCGTCATCGGACAGAAAACAGGCGCAGGTACATGGAATATCCTGCACGAAATCGTTACCTTCGACATGGGCCTTGAGCGTTTCGGCCAGCAATTACTGGGTGAACTGAACGCTAGATACCCAAAAGCCCAAGTATTAGTGTGGGGCGACCCCGCCGGTATGCAACGTGACGCTATCTACGAAGTCACTGCCTTCGATCACCTGCGAACACTGGGTTTACGAGCCCAACCTACCCCCAGTAACGACTTCAAAGTACGTCGGGAAGCCGCAGCCGCACCCATGCAACGCCTAATCGGCGGTAAACCCGGCCTGCGTGTGGACAAATCCTGCAAACTTCTTAGGAAATCCCTAGCCGGTGGCTACCATTTCAAGCGAATCTCAGTCGGCGCAGGGCAAGAACGCTTCCGAGATGCACCCAACAAGAATGAACACTCCCACGTTGGCGACGCATTCGGGTATTTGCTACTAGGTGGCGGCGAACACCGCAGAATGACCAAGAATTCCCACCTGCCTACAGGAACTTTCACCGCACAAACCATCGCTAACAGCGACTTCGATGTCTTCGCATGATTGCCTTCGACTTAAACGAGCAAGTCCGTCGCCCCAATGGGGCGATTTTTATGCCCTACGCCCCAGACCATGTTAGTTACATAAATACTAACAACAAAGACATCCTCTGTATTGGGGATAGCGTTTCTCGTGAGCAACTGGTAACGGCTCAAGCCAACATGGGCGAGGCCACAACCGTCATGATCCACGGTCAACCCGTCGGCGTGTTCGGCATGGTGCCACTTTGGCCGGGTGTTGCCGAGATGTGGTTCATCCCAGATGAACGTCTACGCGCCTATCCTATATTCATGACCCGTGGCGGCAGAGCATTTATGGATATATGCGCGATATCCTACGGTTTACACCGGCAACAGATTACAGTAAGGTGCGACCACGAAGCAGCGGTTAAATGGGCGAATGCTATTGGATTTAAGCAAGAAGGTATCTTAAAAGCCTATGGAACCGATAAGGCTGATTTCTACATGATGAGCATTGTGAGGCAAACATGAGCGGATTATTTGGCGGTGGCTCAGATCGGGCTGTCCGCGCACAAATGGAACTACAGCGCCAAGCTAATGAGCGCGAGTCGGCACGGATTAAAAAACAAGAAGACGATATTGCTGAACTGAAAACAGAAGAAGCGATGCGGATGCAAGCGCAAGCCAGAGCTAGACGGCGTGGCGGTCAACGCGCATTGCTGTCTGCCGAGCGCATGGACGCAGAGGCGGGTATACCACAATTGGTTGTAATGGAATAAGGAGCTAATCATGAGCGGTGTAGCAAAAGGCGTTGGAAATGTATTTGTAAAAGCAGGTCAGGCTTTAAGCGGTAAGAAAAAGGCTGCACCTGCTGAAGCAGCTATGTCAGCACAGGCCGCAGCGCCACAGCCAGCAGGCGCTCAAGCTGCTGGTTCTGCTGCTGCTAGAGTAGCGCCACCAGAAGAACGTGCGATTGCTTTGCGTCGTCGTCGCGGTTCTCGCGCATTACTATCACAAGAGCGTGTCAATGCGGAATCTGGCCTTGGCGGTGAAATGACAACGCTCGGAGGAATGTAATGGAAAAGTCCGACAAGATGAAGAACAAAGTCACGAAGGTGATGCGCGAGTACAAAGCTGGCAAGCTGAAATCATCGAGCGGACAAAAGGTTAAGTCACGCGATCAGGCTGTGGCGATTGCTATGTCCGAAGCTGGATACAAGCAGAAAGGCAAGTGATGAAAGAAGTCTGGGATAAACCACGCCCTAAAGACTTGGGCGAACCAAAGAAGCTTTCTCCTATGCAGAAGAAGGCAGCACAGATGATGGCAAAGAAAGCTGGCCGTCCGTACCCAAATCTCGTGGACAACATGAGAGCCGCTAAAGGGAAATAAGATGCTAAAGATTGAACTTGAAATGGGCGATGACGACGAAGAAGAGATGAAGAAACCGTCAGCCCTGCAAAAGAAAGTGGCGCAGATTATTGCCAAAGAAAACGGCAGGAAGAAGCCCAACAAAGAAGACATGATGCGGGCTGCGAAAGTAGACGAGGAAGAAGAAAATGGCGACTAGAGCATTGCAGTTCGTGTCTGGCGATAGACACGCAAGGATTTACAAGTGGGAAGGTCTTCTGCAAAACGACGATGGTGCCGCGCTTCAGGTCGATGAATTCCACCACATCACAATTCATGGCTTCGGTAGCTTTTCTGGTAGCGCAAACCTCAATATCCTCGGCTCGAACAGCGGTACAAACTTTGCTGTTACTAAGAAACATGACGTTGGATCAATGATCCTGACGGCTGACTCGATAGAAACTTTGCTAACAGAGCCACGGTTTATTAAGCCATCGATTACTTCTGGTAATGGAAGCACGGATATTGATTGCTGGGTGATCTTAAGGACTGACGGGACGACATGAGTAAGCTGAAGGACCCTGAAGGTGGTTTGACAGCCGCAGGCCGAGCGCACTTCAAGCGTAAAGAAGGCGCAAACCTAAAGCCGGGTGTCAAAGGCGCAGCCGATACGCCAGAAAAGATGCGGCGTAAGGGGTCGTTCTTGACGAGATTCTTTACCAATCCGTCTGGCCCGATGAAGAAGCCCAGCGGAGAGCCAACTAGATTGGCGTTGTCAGCAAAAGCATGGGGCGAACCAGTGCCAAGCGACCGTTCTGCCGCAGCAAAACTGGCAGCAAAAGGCAGGGCTTTATTGAAACGATACGAAGCGAGTAAAAAATAATGGCTTACTCAGTTGAAGAGATCATCAAGCGTCACAAGACCGCACGGGCAAAGAAAGAATTGTTCCGCGATTTGTACGAAGACGCTTACGAATTCTGCTTACCCCAGCGTAACCTCTACGGTGGGGAATACGAGGGCAAAAGCCCCGGCCAAAAAAAGATGGCACGGGTGTTTGACTCGACCGCAATCAACTCCATCCAACGGTTTGCGAACCGGATGCAGTCTGGTGTCTTCCCGCCACAGCGCAAGTGGTGCCGCCTAGAGCCGGGTCCTGATATTCCAGATGATCGTCGCTACGAAGCGCAGGTTGCACTCGACCAGTACACAGAGAAGATGTTCGCTGCCCTAAAGCAGTCGAACTTCGATATGGTCATTGGCGAGTTCTTGCTGGACCTGTCCATCGGTACCGCTGTCATGATGGTGCAGCCGGGCGATGATGACAATCCGATCAACTTTACCCCTGTGCCACAGTTCTTGGTGAGCTACGAGGAAGGTGCGAACGGTCAGGTAGACAATGTTTACCGCATGATGCGTATCAAAGGCGAGGCAGTCTTCCAGCAATGGAAGGGCGCTAAAGTTACAGGTGACCTTGCCCGGATGATTCAAGACAAGCCGACTGATGATTTCGACTTTGTTGAAGCTACCATCTACGACTATCGCCGTGGCGAATACCACTACTGCGTGATCCATGAGCAATCAAAGCAGAAGATTTATGAGCGTCTGCTAAAGCGTAGCCCGTGGGTCGTTAGCCGTTACATGAAGGTAGCTGGTGAAATCTATGGTCGTGGTCCTGCGATTACCGCGCTGCCTGACATCAAGACACTGAACAAAACACTGGAACTCCTGCTAAAGAACGCATCGCTAGCAATCAGTGGTGTGTACACAGCAGCAGATGATGGCGTGTTGAATCCGCAGACAGTGAAAATTATCCCCGGTGCGGTTATACCTGTGGCGAGAAACGGTGGTCCGCAAGGCGAGTCTCTCAAAGCATTGCCCCGTGCTGGGGATTTCAATGTTAGCCAGATCGTTATCAATGATCTGCGTCAAAGCATCAAGCGTACCCTGCTAGATGAGTCGTTGCCACCAGACAATATGTCGGCACGGTCGGCCACCGAAGTCGTTGAGCGCATGAAAGAGCTGTCGCAAAACCTTGGCTCTGCCTTCGGACGCTTGATTAACGAAACCATGATTCCTTTGGTATCCAAAATCCTTGAGGTGATGGATGAAAAAGGTTTGATCGTAATGCCGTTAAAGGTCAACGGTATGCAGGTCAAGGTGTCGCCAGTAGCTCCGCTGGCAATGGCACAGAACATGGAAGAGATCAGCAACATTATGCAGTTCAAGCAGCTTGCCGAAGCGTTTGGTCCTGAAGGCCAGATGGCATTGAACAACGGTGAGACAGTCGATTACATCGGTGACAAGCTAGGTGTACCTGCCACACTGCGGATGAGTTCGATTGAACGTCAGCAGGCAATGGCGCAGCAGGCACAGATCGCCGCAGCAATGGCTGAACAGCAAGGTATGGTGCCAGCCGGTGCAACGCAAGTAGTAGAGCAAGCGTCAGGTGAAATGGAAGAGGGGGTGATGTAATGGACTACGGCAAGCGACCAGACGGTAGCCCAAAGGGCAAAGGATTCTTTGGTGAAATCCCACGCCCAGACGGCAATGTGATGACCGAGGTTAGCATTGGCGTAGGCTTAAACGGCAAGGAAACGCTGATCCCGTTGATCGTCCCAACACTAACCAAACAAGAGTTGGATTACTTGCGTAAAAGCAATGTTGATTCACCTGACTTTATGAAGAACATACCGCCATCGATCATCGACAAGGCGGTTGATTATGCGGCAGGGAGAGTCAAACAGAACAAATCTCCCTTTGCTGATTCCACGGAGAAGTTTAGTTTGCCAACAAAATAGGGAGAGTTATGGCTGGGTGGGATGATTTAGAAGCAATTCCTACAGTCGATGCGGCTGAAGTTATATCAAAAAGAGAAGAACTAGACCGCTTAGTGCAGCGCGTGTTTGGCACTGAGGACGGTAAAAAATTGCTGCAATGGATGCGAGGGGCTTACCTTGAGAATCCATCGTGGCAACCCGGTGCGGATAACAGTTATGGCTACTGGCGCGAAGGCCAGAACGCCGTTATCCGCGATCTTGAAGCTCGAATAAGGAGAGCCCTGCAATGACAGACACAGCAGATACTGGTGGCCTTCTCGCTGGTGAATCGATTGATTCCGCTGACGAGGCGACAACCCCGGAGGCTGGTGTAAGTGTTCCACATATTGACCAACCAACATCCCAAAACCTGTCCGCTGAGATCGATGACGATCCGCTAGAGCGGCCAGACTATTGGCCCGAGAAGTTCTGGGTCAAAGACAAGAACGAACCCGACCTCGAAGGGCTGGCAAAATCCTACTCGGAACTGGAGAAAAAGTTTCGTGCAGGAAAGCACAAGGCTCCTGAAGGCGGTAAATACGATACTTCCGTGCTGGGCGAAGACATCTCCGATGATCCTTTGGCAAGTGCTTATGTGGGCTGGGCTTCAAAATACGGTCTAAGCCAAGAAGCATTTGACGAAATGGCAAGTCAGTTTGGCGAGATCATGGGCGCTCAGTCCGAGATGACCCAGCAAAGTGCCGAGCGGGAACGGGCATTACTGGGTCCTAAAGCCGATGCCATCATCCAAGGCCATGCCCAGTGGGCAAGAGGGCTGGTGCAAAAGGGTATTTGGTCTGCGGACGACTTCGAAGAGTTTAAGGTCTGGGGCGGCACAGCCAAAGGTCTTAACGCTTTGACAAAACTTCGTGAGGCTTATGAAGGCCGGGTTCCTGTAGAATCCGTTCCTCTTGAGGGTGCGCCTAGCAAGGACGAACTCTACGAGATGGTAGGTCGCCCAGAGTACAAGACCGATCCACAATATCGGCGCAAAGTCGAAAAGCTTTTTCAGCAGGCGTTTGGCAGCTAACCTCTTCCTTCGTGGAGATTTCCCCGCTTCGGCGGGGTTTTTTATTTGCAATTTCCAAAAATGTAGTGTATAAGCTTGTCACAAGGACAACCCTCGTGGCCCTTTATGGAGGTGAACCTTCCCGCATCGGCGTGGCGTAAACGCAAGTCGCGGCCCAGTAAATCTGGATAACCAAGGCAAAGAGTGTTTTTTTAACTTTTTGACGAGGTAATAATATGGCAATCTCAGTATCTAATGCCTTTGTTACCCTGTTCGATGCCGAAGTTAAGCAGGCTTATCAAGCTGAGTCGGTCCTGCGTAACACGGTTCGTCTTCGTACAGGTGTAGAGGCTGCAACCCACAAGTTCCCGAAAATCGGCAAGGGCGTTGCAACAGTTCGCGTTCCGCAAACTGATGTTACTCCGCTGAATGTTACTTACTCGCAGGTAACAGTTACTCTCAGCGACTACATCGCTGCTGAGTATTCGGACATTTTCAACCAAGCTAAGATCAACTTTGACGAGCGTCAAGAACTCGTTCAAGTTGTGTCGAAGTCAATTGCTCGTCGTCAAGACCAGCTTATCATCGATGCTCTGACAAACTCCAGCACTGGCTTGACCGTTGCTTCCAGCGTGGGTGGTGCAAACACCAACCTGAATCTGGACAAGCTGCTGTCGGCTAAGAAGCAGTTGGATGCCAAGAACGTCCCACCGACTGATCGCTTTATCGTTATCCATGCCAACAACCTCGCGTCGTTGCTGGACGAGACAGAAGTGAAATCGTCTGACTTCAACACCGTCAAAGCACTGGTGGCTGGTCAGCTTGATACCTATCTAGGCTTCAAGTTCATCACCATTGGCGACCGCGACGAAGGTGGTCTTGCAATTTCGTCGGGTGATCGCAAGGTCTATGCGTTCCACAAGCAAGCAGTTGGTATGGCTGAAGGCATGGGCCTGACCACTCGCATCGATTACATCCCAGAGAAGACTTCGTATCTGGTTGCTTCGATGTTCTCGGCTGGTGCTGTGGCTATCGACGCTGAAGGCATCGTGGAAATCACTTGCGATGAAAACGGCGCGTAAAGGAGAGTAATCATGGCATTTTCAGCAACTGGCTTTACTGCCTACTCCACGTCAAAGCGTGGCAATGCGCCTTCGATGTATGCTTACAAGACAACCGATGCAATTGCGGATGTCAATACATCTGGGTATTTCAACTCACTATCAAGCACCCTTGAAGTGGGCGACATCATTCACTGCGTGACTTCGACCGGCACGACCGCCGTCGTCACTCTGGTGTATGTCGTTTCCAACGCAAGCGGCGTTGTTGACGTAACCGACGGCACCACGCTGTCGGCTACCGACGGCGATTAAGTCGTCATCATTGAAGTGTCGGGGGCTGGTCTCTTTTAAGGGATCGGCCCCTTCTCACATTAAGAGGTTTACATGGCAGCAGGCGATACATCAATTCGAATCTGTTCTGATGCGTTACTGCTGATCGGAGCAAAACCTATTTCGTCGTTCAGTGAAGGTACAGACGCAGCCAACATTTGCGACCGTATCTATCCCAACGTCCGCGATTCACTGCTACAGCAGTATCCGTGGGCCTTTTCATTTAAAAAAGTCTCACTATCCCAGATTCTTACTACCCCAATCAATGAATGGCGGTACGCTTATCAGCTTCCTGCGGATCGTATTGGCCCACCCCGTGCTGCATTTACCAGCACCGCTGTCGGTGAGCGCCCGTTCCAGCAATGGGAGCTTTATGAAGACAAGCTATTAACTAACTCGACAACAATAGTTGTTGACTATCAGTTCTCGGTACCTGAAAACAAAATGCCGGTGTACTTCGTTCAGTTGCTGAAGTACATGATGGCATGGCACTTGGCAGAGCCGCTGACCGATCAGGCCAGCAAGGCACAGTATTGGCAAGGTGTTGCGGTTGGCGCTCCGTCTGAGAATGGCCGTGGTGGCTACTTCCGGATTGCTGCCAACATTGAAGGCCAAGGCCAGCCACCGCAGTCGATTGAAGATTACAGCCTAATTGCTGTGAGGTATTGATGACACGCTTCATCAACATTCAGACCAACTTTACTTCGGGTGAGATTGACCCGTTGCTCCGTGCGCGTATTGACTTAAAGCAATACGAGAATGCCTGCGAGAAGTTGACGAATGTTATTGTGCAGCCACAGGGCGGTGTAAAGCGTCGTTCAGGCTTAAAGTACATTGCAGAGATTGCTAATGCCTCGTCTGGCGCACGGCTAGTTCCGTTTGAGTTTTCGGTAACAGACAGCTATATGCTGTGCTTTACCAATAACCAGATGGCTGTCTTTAAGGATGGCGTACTGATTACGAACATCAATGCGTCTGGCAACGATTATCTAAGCACCAGTGGCGTTGGTTTGACAGGTTCTCGTTTAAACACCATCTGCTACACGCAGTCAGCAGATACAATGATTATTGTCCACCCGGACGTTGCTCCAGTTAAATTAGTGCGTGGTGCCAATGATGCGTCTTGGACAATATCTACGATCACTTTTGATTCGATCCCGTTTTACGCATTTACTCAGACCTTTACGAATCCTGCTGCGACGCTTACCCCTGATAAGACTTCTGGGACGGTTAAGGTTACGGCATCCGCTTCGGTGTTTACGTCTGGCAGCGTCGGGCAATACATCAATGCTACGCCGCAGGGACGGTTAAGGATAACGTCCTATGATTCTGGCACGGTGGTACGCGGAATTACTGAGATTCCCTTCTTTGATACAAACGCCATTGCCAGTGGTTCATGGGAAGTCGAAGGCGGCTACGAAGCTGTTTGGTCTAGCACTAAAGGCTGGCCGAGAACCGTCACCTTCCACGAAGGACGGTTGTACTTTGGCGGCAGTAAGTCCAGAGTGTCAACGATCTGGGGCAGCAAGGTAGGTTTGTTCTTCGACTTTAGACCGGACAGTGGATATGAAGACGATGCGCTTGAGGCAACTCTGGACACGAACCAGCTTAATACCATCGTTGATCTTATTTCAGCTCGTGATCTTCAAGTGTTTACTACTGGTGCTGAGTTCTATGTGCCGCAGTCTGGTCTGGACCCTATCACGCCGACCAACTTCTTTGTCAAAGGCGCAAGTAAGAACGGAGCAAAAGAAGGTGTCCGAGTTCAGCAGCTTGACGGCAGTACCATCTACCTACAGCGCCAAGGCAAATCGCTTAACGAATTCCTCTACACGGATACCGAAGCGACTTATGTAACGCAGCGCGTATCGCTGTTATCTTCGCACTTGATGAAGAACCCAAAGCGTCTTGCTTTGCGGAAAGCAACGTCTACCGATGAAGGTGACTTGCTGCTGATACCGAATGTAAGTGATGGCACAATGGCGGCTTACACGGTGCTAAGAAGCCAACAGATTGTTGCTGCCACAGAGTTTACAACCGACGGGACGTTTGAAGAAGTCGGCGTAGATGTAACTGATATTTATGTACTTGTGAAACGAGTTATTGGTGGAACGAATCGTTACTTTGTTGAGCTGTTTACCGATGGTACTTTCACCGATTGTAACAAGACTGGTGGTGCTGGTTCTGGTGCTTCAGGCCTGCCGCTTAATGGCAAGACTGTTAATGTCATAGCCGATGGCGTTGTGCTGGAGAACGAGGTGGTGGCAAGTGGTGCGGTGACATTTGAACGCCCAGCTGCAACTAGCTACGAGGTTGGCTTGCCGTTTACCACTCGCGTCAAGACCATGCCTGTCGAGGTGAAGACAACGGCTGGCGTTAGAACATCATTCAAGAAACGCATTGTTGAAGTCAATGCGATTGTTTACGAGACACAGCACTTTGTTATCAACGACAAGCTGGTGACGTTTAAGAAGTTTGGTGAAGACATTCTTGACCAACCTGAACCGTCATATACTGGCATCAAGGAACTTGAGGGCATCCTTGGCTACACCAGAGAAGCATACGTCGATGTCACGCAGACTTTGCCGCTGAAGATGACATTGCTTGGTCTTGAATATAAAGTGTCTACTTACGCGGGGACATAATGCAGGCTATTCCTTATATTTTTGCCGCAGTTGCCGCTGGCTCCAAGATTTATGGTGGCATCCAGCAGCAGAAAATGTACAACTTTCAGGCCGAGCA